TTCCAGACGAGCATCCATTATCACCGTTTAAAGTGAAACAATGGATCAAACAATGGAAAAACCACCTTGCCTCGATCAAACCTTATCGATTGTCCAAAGATGCCGAAGAACGACGACAGTACTATACCGCAGAGAATTATATCAAGAGTATGCAACAATATCTTGATTCTGGTGTGTGGACTGATAACTTTTGGGGTGAGAATAGAGAAAAGAAAATGAACTTTGTATGCATTGCCCCTGCATACAAGAACGGTGAGATTCAGAGAACGAAAGGTGTTTACTATCGCGATCTCGGTTTCATCTATGGAGAAGACCCATATGACGATTGAAGATATGATGATGACCAAGAACCGTTTTACTAAAATGGTTGAAGATGTTGTTAAGCAGAAAAGAATTTCTTACATGGACGCAATTATACATCTATGCGAGAAAAACAACATCGAAGTCGAAGACGCAAAAAAGTTTGTGTCGCCCGTGATTAAGAACAAGGTCGAAGCAGAAGCAATGCGTTTGAACTTTCTGCCTCGTGGAAATGAATTGCCTTTCGAATGAATAAATCGATAAAGGGTTGACAAGGAGGATATTATTTGATACTATATACATGTATATTATGAATAACGTGGATAATCTGAAATACAAAACATACTCTGAAAATACAAGGAAATACATATGTCTTTTGCAAATCTAAAACGCAACCGTAACTCAATCTCTGATCTAGTATCTGCCGCTTCTGCCGCAGATGGTCCTACTGAAAAGAAATCCTATGTAGACGAACGCATGTGGAAACCTACTGTTGATAAAGCAGGCAATGGTTATGCTGTGATTCGTTTCTTACCCGCACCCGAAGGTAACGAACTACCTTGGGCACGATACTGGGATCATGGCTTCAAAGGCCCAACTGGTCAATGGTATATCGAAAAGTCACTGACTTCGATTGGTCAACAGGATCCAGTATCTGAATACAACTCTAAGTTGTGGAACTCAGGTAATGAAGAAGACAAGGAAACTGCACGAAAGCAGAAGCGTCGACTTCACTATGTGTCTAACATCTATGTCGAGTCTGATCCTTCAAATCCTGCGAACGAAGGTAAAGTCTTTATGTTCGTTTATGGTAAGAAAATCTATGACAAGATCATGGATGTAATGCAACCCCAGTTTGCTGACGAAGATCCAGTGAATCCGTTTGACTTCTGGGATGGTGCATCATTCAAACTCAAGATTCGTAATGTCGAAGGTTATCGCAACTATGACAAGTCTGAGTTTGCATCGCCTGCTCCTTTGTTAGGTGGTGATGAAGATGATCTTGAGCAGGTCTACGAGCAATTGTTTGATCTGAACGAGTTTTCGGATCCAAAGCAGTACAAGTCTTATGAAGAACTTTCTGCACGACTTGCACTTGTTCTTGGTGAATCAAAACCAACGACAACTCGTCAACAGATTGTAATGGAGTCAGTAGAAGAACCTGCTCCAAGGAAAACCACACCTGCTATCGAACCTGTCAGCGTGTCAATTGATGATGATGAAGATGACACCATGTCATACTTCGCTAAGTTGGCTGCTGAAGACTGATTGGTTTAGTTGTTCCTTACATTCAAAAACAACAGGGGCGTGAGAATCGCCCCTTTTTTTTACCACGTGTATGCATCAACCCTTGTTTGATTGTTGTTAGTCGCAGAAGGTAAAGGTGCATCACCACCACCTGTCGTACTAACATTATTCTGAGTAGTTGTTGGGGCGTTGGTGTTATTATTAATAATTGTAACGCCTTGTTGTTCACCTACGCTATTCATCGTTTTTTCCGCTACTGTATTCGCTAACATCGGAGTTTGTAGATTAATCGTTCCATCTCCAATCATACTATTGTATTCTTTCATATTGTCACGAAAATCATCCATGTCGACACCTGCGATTTTATCAAGTCCCATTCCTAAATTAAATATCGACTTGGACATTTCACCAAACCCTTCTAATTTTGGTAACGGAACTTCCGACAATACTTTAAGATCTTGAGCGATTCTTTCGAACACTGTGGGCCCATCATCTTTAAAGAATGATCCAACAAAACTTGTTAGACCTTTAATCATTCCACTAGCAGTTAGTGCGGCCATGCCTGCTGCAACAGAGGCACCTACTAAACCAAACGATAATAGTTTCTCAGTATCGATTGCATCACTACTCAGTGCGGTAAGACCTTCACCCAGATTCACCATGATTGTCTTAACACCCGAACCATCGGCACCAATTAATTCTGCTACTTTACCGATGCCTGCGATACCTAAAAAGAATGCACCAATACCAGCACCTATCAATCCCATCCCGATTGCGGCTTTACCTGCAGCCGCAGGTGCTTGACCAAACAATGCGCCTGCTGCTAACAACGCAGTCAACCCTGTCAGATCCCTTGCGGCGAACGCACCCATACCTTCTGCAAGGTTTTTCATTAGCGTTGCTAGATTTGCACCATCGGTTGCGAAGATATCAACACCAGCAGAACCTGCCGCCAGACCCGCAAAGAATCCACCAATGCCCGCACCCATCGCAAACATTCCGAAACCCGCTTTCATCGATGCACCTGGACCAAACAACGCACCGAACGCACCACCCGCAGCCAGAAGACCACCGATCGCTATCATACCTTCACCAGACATCTCTTGAAACACATCATCGAGATTCATAACGAGAGTCTTGAGACCAACCATATCGGTATTAAAGATATCGACACCAGCAGAACCTGCGGCAAGACCTGCAAAGAATCCACCAATACCAAATCCAAGACCAGCGAGACCAACACCTGCGCCAATTCCCTTTGCGGCTAATGCTAACCCATCACCAATACCAGTTCCTGCTGATTCTCCTAGAGCACCCTTGAAAGATTTAGACGCCTTTGGTGAACTGCGCCCACTTTCCCGACTCTGTTCTTGTCGGTCGAGTTGCAGATTCTTCAGAATCTGCACAAATTCTTTGATGTTGTTTTGCGTCTGTTTCTGAACAAGAACATCTTCTTTTTGAAGTGTGTGAATATCCTGACTCAATTCGGCATTGAGTTCTAATCCAGCAACAACGTCGTCTAAACTAGCCATGTGATTCTCTCATTTGTTTTTCTTCTTCTAGTGCTTGTAATAGTAATATCAGGTGCACTTCTTTTTCCCAAGGCATCATACTTTCAAGTTCTGTTATTGAGTATTTATGATGCCTCATCAACATAAAACTTGTTTTAAAATAATTTGCTAAAGTTTCATGTGAGAGGCACACTAAAAAAAATCTTGTATGCCTCTCAACTCTAGATGTGTGTGTTCACCACACTTCTCACAATTAAAATCAATGTCGTACTCTACCTTTGGTATCTCTGTTAAAAACTCACTGACTTTCTGAAACTGATCTCGTGTCATCGAATTGATAAAGTTCTCAACACTTTCTTTTGGTTCATCTGCAATGTCGATTCTTTCGTCTTCAGTATACACAGCCGCGATGCTGTTCATCAGTATGTTCAATGCGGTTTCTTCTTCGTCCCCATTTTCTTTTAAATCAACATAACTAGGATATTTCATTTCGACAGTAATAGTGTCGGTGAGTTCAATGGTCTTTTTCTTGGTCTTCAATTCACACTTAATGTCTTCTAAGTTAACACTATAGTCATTCTCATGTTCACATGATTGACATTTAATTTTCAGCGAAGCATTCTCCCCGACCGACTTGGCCCTCAACTGTACAAAGAGGTATTCTAGATCGAAGGTTGTTAATGCTTTAATGTCAAGAGACGATTGCACACACGCTTGAATCGTATCAATTATTGCATCGATCATCTGACTAGGATCTTTTGTCTCAGCTGCCATCAACAAAATCTTTTCTTCTTTCACCAAATAAGGACGAAACTTTACTTTCTTTCCCGTTGACGGTATTTTCAATTCATACTTTGGTACGTCATTCAACTTAGGTAATGCCATGATTTACTCCACTAATTAAAAACCAATTTTATTCAATACTCTCAATACTTTCCCAGCGGTTGTATCTCCAAGTGTTTTTGTATTCAACTTCTCTCCCTTCCATCGACGATATGCAAACTCAACCTGAAACTCACTGATTTCGTTTGACGCTCCATCTGTCAGAGATTCATATGTTATCGAAACAGGATATGCTCGTTCTAACACCCAATGATAAGTTGCAATACCAGATGTCCCAATATCTAAATCAACGTTGAGATTGACATTGATAGGTCCTGCATTGAAACCAAAGTCTTTCTCGAATAAAGGAATCGAAGTACCTTTGCGCAACTGATAAATGTGTATAGGAAAGCAGTATTCGTCTGGATACGAGACAACATAGTCTCCGTCAACATCACCTGTTGTTCCTAGAATCGTTCTTTGCCAATCTTCGAAATACTCTCGTGTTGACTGGTCGTTCAGAACACGAAATGACATACTTACATTTGGATTGACATAACCATACGCTACCTGATCCACATCCATGTTTATACGTCTTTCGACAGACGATAATTGTCGTGATGGTAACTGTACACTGCTACAGAACAACGAAAGATTTCGTGATGCTTCGATATTACCAAAACTCGGTAGTGTCACACTGTAAAGATTAGTTTTGGCAAACCCATTGCCTTTACCTACAGCGGACTTAAACTGATCGATTGTACTTGGGCTAGGCATTAGATCATGCTCCTAGAATCTTTGTATACTTGACCCCGTGCGGCTTTCTGGAACTGCGCAGTCGGCAAGAATGTTGCAATTTCCCACTCAGGTGGTGGAACATAGGCAAGTTTACCTTCGACTTGTGATGTCAAGTAATGTTTGAAACACGGTTTGAAATACTTCAACTTGGCTGATCGTTTTAACATTGCATAAGACGTTTGGAATTTAGTCGATTCGTCATATTTCTTATTGTTCGTTATATCCATCAAAGCGTCTAACATTTTTGCTCGAAGTGGTATTGGTAAGTAATGCAAATTCAATCCATAGAATCCTTTCGGTGCAGGACCAACGGCAACAATCAAAGGAAACGCATCCCAGTAGGGAAGAGTGTCACGGTGTTTGGCGTCGTAGAAAAAACAA